CTGCTGAACAGGACTTTTTTCGTTTATAGCACTGTCTGTATTATATTTGGCAGCACCTTCCGTGGGTATTTCTTCACCGCGTTCTTTGCGTTGCAATTTAAGAATATCATTTAATTCTTTTACAAAGCCGCTGTTATATTTGTCACCATAAAAATCTTCAAACTTAGCATTACCTGCTTCTTTATAATCGGGATCGTCTAGCAGTGCACCTTTTCTAGGTTCTTCAATATGCTGATATTCTTCAGTAGGCTCACCCGGACGACGAACTGCTAAATGACTCTTGTTAATACCGCAATGATTAGCGATATACTCGGTAAGTTCAAACTGTGTGGTAGGATAATCAAGCGTGACTTCATATATATTAACTTCGCAGTTCTTAACTTGAGGGAAATCTAAAGGAAGATCTTGTATCGGAGTTTTACCTGACTTCTTAAATCCCGCAATGGAATACTTACTTAGAGCAGTCTTTAAATTAGATTCTTGCTCGGCAGTAAAATCTCCAGCAATTTTGATGCGGAAGTCATATTGTTTTTTAGATTCTGTTAAGTGTTCTTTAAATGATTTCATGATATTTTATTTATTCAAGTTCTTGAGTTTTTCCAGTATGCTGTTTCGATCAGTAACAATATACCCTTCACCTTCCATAGTGTTACCGCTACCCTCGCCGTGTTTTTTATCTATGGCCAATTTTTTCAATTGTAGATCAACCATTTTTAACTTTTTATCAATCTTGTTTGTTTTAGCGGTAATAGCAGCACTCATCATCTGTGCAGCAACTTCGAACATACGGGCACCATATCGGGCTTCAACATTCATGCCTAGATCCATTAGGTCGTCATAGGCCTGTTCTGCCTTGGCCGCTAGTGCATCCAATTCTGCATCGCTAACATCTCCTAATCCCTTGACTCTAGGCAATGCAGCAGCGATTTTATCAAACTCTTCTAGTTTTTCCTGAAGATCAATAGTGGGCACAGGAACATTATCAGCAGGCTCTGGGGCTATTACCGGTTCGGTGTTTGGCTCTATATTAAGTAATTCTTCTAATCTTCGAGTCACAATAATTCCTTTTTAATTACTTATTTTTTCCGTTATGAAAAATATCATTTTCATTAATTACTCTAAATTTAATTCCATTTTTTTGGCACCAGGCACCGGCAGCGGCCCATTTGGCCATATTTTTAACATATTGTGCCTGATTGTAGGGATTTTTTCCCACACGTTCTCTGATCATTTGATTGGCTGGTTTAATTTCCACTAGTTCTGCATGACTTTTTAAATTCTTATCTACATACACAATTAAAAAATCAGGAACATATACAGTGTGCTTGCCTGTTAAAGGATCTCTATAGGGTATCTTCAACGGCTCACTGCTCCACTGCTGTACACTTGGATTATTATCACAAAATGTACAAAAAGTATATTCCCAAGAACTCCTATATATAGGCATTCGAGAGCCTACATATTTTTCTAAATTTTTAATCTGGTACACGCCCTTGTTAAACTTAAGGCTCATGGAATTATATTTCGTGATACAATATCGTTAGCAAAAAAAGGCCGTGCAGTACCGAGACTGCTGGTCTTAAATCTATTATAATTTAATATTTCAGAAACCAATGCAGAAAGTTCTAGATCATTCAACCCTTTTAATGTATCTAAAATTTTCAAAGGATTGTAACCATCTTTTTTTGCCTGCATCATTATGGTAGTTGCTATTGATTGAGCTGATATTTGCCCAAACTGTCTACTTGTAAAAAATGCAGTCATAGCAGCCAATGTGGCACTATTCAATTCAACTGGTTGAGTAAAATATGCGTTGAACGCCTGTACAGTAGAATCTTTTTGATCAACGATTGATGGTAAATTTGAATAAGGTTGTGACATTATATACTTTTATAAATTAAATTAGTTAAAGATACTGTCTGGGTATCTTCTTCGCTGTCATTAAACCCTTTAAAAATATCAATTCCTACACCGCCGGGCGAATTAAAAATGTTGTATGATCCGTCTGAAGGAATTTCATTTACTCCGTATTCTACTGTACCCCCAAGGAGCCCTTGATTTATTGAATATCCTTGAAGTTCAGTTTTAGCGGCGTTAGATAATTCAGGTAATCGATCAGTTGGAATAGATAGAGAACTAAAAGGATTATCAAATGGGTATTGTACCTGAGAATCATTGGAAACGTCTTTAAGAGTCAGAGGTGCGGCTCGATTTTCGCTACCGACTACTAATGTTCCTGGTTCAGAATCGTAATATTGAGCAGAATATTGCTTTGTTTCCGAATCTTGATTAATTATCCCCTGTCTATAAGTTACATTTTCGTAGGCTATTGTCATTCTATTTTTAAGAATTTTTGCAGAGTCCCCTTGTTCTACTGAGTCGTGTGCCCATTCTGTAATTTTTGGATTAATTAAATTATAGTTTGTAAAATTTCCTCTATGTAATACAAAAATATCTATAGAGGTAAAGAACGGAACGTTGTTTTTTTTGCTGGCATAACGACCATAGGTATAATCAATAATGCCAAATTTTGTATCTTTAAACTCCGGAGAATTTTTGTTATAATTTCCGTCAGCATAATAGTGTCGATAGTAGTTTAACCAAAGATTGTGTGTTATTTCACTGTTATCATCATGAAGTTCTAGAACAACCGGTTGATAAGTTAATTTACTTTGTACCACTGTTTTTCTATTGTACTGATTTAAAGTTTCAGTAGCGATACTGAATCTAGGTAAGTCTGCTCGTTTAACCAATAATCCCACATCTCGAGCACCGTATTGGTTCTTCCACTGCTGATTTAGGATAGCGGAGGGATTAATCACCATTTGTACAAAATAAGTAAATCCAGTTTTTGGGGCTCTAGCGTAGTTGCTATCTCTATAAAATTTAGATGCGTGTTCATAATCCTTTAATATAGGATTTTCTCTACCAATTAAAAAATTGTTAAATGCACTATTGCTCATAATTATATTTATTCAAAGAAAAAGCCTGGGGTTTAAGCCAGGCTTTAGAGTTGCCGCGATCTAATATTATTTCTATTAACCAGTTGTTAATCCTTGAGCGAATTGAGGTCTTACAATTCTTCCTTGATCTTGACCAATACCTGCAATCGGTCCACCTGGGGATGTTAACTGTATAACATTGTCACAGCCTAATGTTATAGCAATGTCCATTGGGTCATTGGCACCATAATCACCGCCTTGATAAACAACATTTTTGATGTAGCAGCCTAAAAATTCAAAACTTTCTAACGAAACTGGTTCAAAATTTCCATTGCCGCCATCTAAAATTTCTACACGCATTCTAAATTTATAATCTATACCTGCAGCAGCACTGGCCTGTTCAAAGAAATCAAACTGTTTCTGAAGCTGTTCTCCGACTTTTCTGCTAACTACGCCGGATGCGTCATCACGTACGGTGAGTTTTGGATCACCGATCGAATGCTTACCTGCTATCTTAACAGTGCTGTTGTACACAGGCAATTTAATTTCTTCAAACGTAATTTCAGGCCTCGAAACGTTCATAACCTGTTTGGTTAATTCTGTGCTAGGTGTTCCTAAAATACCAAACTGGTCTAAAGTAACGCGAAAGCGATACTTTAGCTTGGGCATCAAGAGGCCCTGCGATACTGATCCAGGTATAGGAACTGAGAATCTAGTTAAACTTGCTATTGGCATTTAAATGCTCCTTAATCTCTAATATTTATCTTATAAACCTGCTGCAATATCGCCGGTATTTTTAATTCTTAACGGAATATAAATGAACTCAACTGCCTTGATTGGCTCAATAGCAATATCCATATATAGTTCCGAACGATCTATTCTGGCCGGTGTATTATTGGTTTCATCGCACACTACAATAAAGTCATTGAGTGCTCTCTGTCCCACTAATTCTAACATTAGACTTTCTGCAGCAGCCTTGATCTCTCTACGTGTTTGATCATCGTTAGGTTCGAACAAGAAAGGTCTTGCTAAAATGTCTAGCTGTCTACGTAGGTAACAAACAAGCCTTGCTACATTAATTCTATCTAGTGCAGTAGTAGTGCTTGAACGAGTTCTTTGCCCGTAAGCAATTAAACCAACACCATTTAGTGTAGTAATAGGATTAATTTTAACATCGTCGAGTACATCTCTAATCCCTTGAGGGATAGTAGCTACAGCAAACTCGCCTTCGCTGTTAATATAACCAGCCGATGATGCATTGTCAACAACACCTCTGCGTGTTCCTGCCGGAGCAAACCACTGATAGCTCTTGTTGTCGCTGTTGATTATGGTTCTTAGGATCATGTGACTTGCTGGAACAACAACCTTGTTACCGGAATTGTCGTTGGTATATCCACTTGGATACCACATAGCCATATAATCATCATAAGTTACAGCACCTTCTTCGCCGTTGTCAAAAGCAGCATTGCTGTTTGATCCCCAAGCATTTAGATCTGTTCCAGTTGGCCTTAATCTAAATGGTGTGTCACCTACAACAAATGCGCTTAGACCACGATCTGTGTTGAGCGCGACCATATTTTGAATAGTCTCAGGATAACCTGGGGTAGCAATTAAATTAAAGACTAGTGTTTCTGCATCTCTAACTGCTACATTGCTATCGATTAATCCTTTGAGCGCGGCTACAGTTTGTGCTCTCTGAGCTTTGCGTCCAAATTGTGGGCCACCGTCTTCGGCTACTGGATTTTGACATACCCAGCGGCTGCTAACATAGTTCGCCATAGATTCGTCATCATAACGAATGTTCTGTTCGTTGTTTGCATCAAGGTTAAGATGCCCTTCGATGTACTTCTTAACATTAAATCCGGATCTTCTTGTGTTCCATAATCTCATACCTTTTGGATAAAGAGCAGGATCAGGAGCATCTGGATCTAGATAGTTACAGGTTAACAGTTCGGAAATTGCTGCCGGATCTGTTTCAAAACCTTCGCAACCCCAACGTGCATCAGCAAATAACCATCCCTCTGGTGTTGACTGATCAGTAACATCCTGAAGTACCCATTCTTCATCAACACCGCTCCATACGTAGACGTTTCTTCCGTACATTTCTAGATCGCTAGTATCAATCCAAATATCTCCGTTAACTAGGGCAGTGCCGTCGCTTTGTCCTGTATCCTTATCGGGCATCGAAGCACTAACAATAGGACCATTTGGACTGGTGCTTGGGAATGCGGAGCCATCTTGATAGGCTACCCAAGTTGTTCCATTATGGTAAAGTATATCGACTTCATCAATTTTCGTATCATACCATATAGTACCGTCGGCAGCAGTTGTAGTTGGTGCAGCATTTCTTGCTTCGTAAACTAAAGGTTTCCAGTTAGTAGCAATAAAATCAGCACTTGAACCGGCCGGAGCTAGATAAAGATTTGCGGTACCGGTTTTGGTAGTCATATCATATTCTACAAATCCGGCCTTATCTAGAGGAGTAGCAGTTCCGTCATTGAGTTCAAATTCTCCGCCTCTTGTATGGTTAATAGTCAGTTTGTTAGTTGATGCGTTATAAGTGGATGTTATATAATTTAACCCGGCGCCACTTAGTGCTGCAGGAATTAACGAACCAATGTTAGTTGTGGTACTTGCGGGAGTAATTGTAATTGTTGCTGTTGATCCCCACGAAGATCCTAAGCTCTCTCTAATTTGGAAAGTATATGTTCCTGCGGTAGATTTTATAGTACTTGCATCACTGATAATGGTAGTAACACCGGTAGTATTTCTACGCCATATCTTGAATTTTGCCTCGATTGCGGCTTCTTGATCATAGTTTGTTTCTACAAACAGTGTTCCTGTAGCAATATTTTTGCCACCATTGGTTGGGTCTAGAGCATAAGTCGCTGCTCGTGTGCTACTATATAAAGGAGCAGCAATTGAAGACCAGGTGTCAGCACTTGCTGAATACAGTTTCACACTCCAACTTGCACCATTTGATGGAGAAGTTGTTGTAATCCAGATACTACCATTAGTTGCAGTAGTGTATGTTGGATAAGTGTAGTGGGGGCTCATTGTAACTTCTTTGCCACCGCCAAATCCGTCTACTACTGATACCCAAACATTACTGGTGTTTTTGTAGTAAAGAGTATTTTCATTGCTATTAGTTACAACCATACAGTATTCGCCCTTAACTCCGATCGAATCTGCAGGAGCATCACCGTCGAAATTTTCAGCAGCAGACTCGTCATTAAGAACGATAGGAGTTTTTACTGTAAACTTCTGTGTAGCTGTGTTCCATTCCTTGATACCAAATCTGCTAGCATCAGTATCAACCCAATAAGTTCCATTAACTGGAGATCCATCAGGGATAGTGCTTGTAGGTGTCAATTGTCCAACATCTAAATCTGCTCTAACAACATAGCATCGACTGGCTGCACCTAGTACGCTATATGCGGCTTGTAGACCATATTCATTTTGCTCATCACCGTGTCTAGGATTGTTGTTGATATCGGTATAAAATAAAGGTGTACCAAATGTATCAGTTAAATCACGTTGGCTAGTGATCAGCCAAACTTTACCAGCATTGGCCGCTGTAGTTCCTTGTGCTATTACGCCACTAGGATTTAATTTATCTTCAGCAGATGTCACAAAGACTATTGGAATAGTTCCTGGGCCACCCGAGGTGTAAAAACTTTCATCTATAACTTGTACTTGTGTACCTGGTGATTGCAATGTTGCCATTATTCGATCTCCCTAATGGATTACTTTGTTTTATTTACCAATTTTATTAAAATTCATTCGGTGATAAGTAAAAAAAAAGGGCAATAAAAGGGCGGGGATTATGAGAAATTTATGCAGTCTGTGTAAGAAAAGACCGGTGGCTATTAACTACTATAAAGAAGGAAAACCTTTTTATAGGTCCAAGTGCGATCATTGCTCTAGAAAAAGAGCAGACGGCATACCTAGATGGCAACGATCTGGATATAAGAAAAAACCCGCATGCGATCGATGCGGGTTTAATTCAAAATATCTCGAACAGTTTGATATTTTTTATGTCGACGGTAATCCCAGCAATACAAAATTCTCTAATTTAAAAACAGTGTGTTCAAACTGTCAAAGAATTTTACACAAACTTAAACTACCGTGGAAGCAAGGAGACTTGACTCCTGATTTTTAATCAGTTGTTCTAGCTGACTGAACAAATGATCAATTGTGCTATCATTATTAATAGTTGCGTCAGTGGGCAGACCTATCCACGCAGTTTCGCTAGCATGAATTTTAAGTTCTTCTATTTTCCACTTAGAGATAGCCCAACTCATATTAGTCGGTCCTGCGTTGACATTTATTGCATCTTGGTACCATTCAGGATCCGGACCACGCTTGATGCGTACCACTATTCCTCCAGCATTTCTAATTGCTGTAATTTCGTTAGGAAATCGAACATCTGTGATCACAATATTATCTCGTGTTTTGAGAATTCTATGCTCTAGACTAGCAATCCAAATATCGTCGTGAAAACCTTGACGGCAAACTTCAGTGCCCCAATGTTGTAGTACCCATCGAGGTGTTAGATCGGGCATATTCAATCGATCAGCCCACCAAGTGTCTACTTTCTCTCGCCATTCTCGAGATTCTGCAGTTCGACCTTCCAGTAGCACTCGATCCCAACCAAATACAGCAGAAACCGCATCTTTAAGTGCGTTAGCAAAACTGTCTCTACGAAATTGGTGATAATTGACTAGATAGTCTGCAGCAGTATCCTTGCCACTAGATATAAAACCTACAAAGCCTACAACTAGGGGTTTTTTGTCAGTCACTTTGTATATTCCTCAAAAATATACTAACAGTATATTACAATTATATTGCGAAATCAACAAATAATTATCCAATCACAAAAGTTAAGGGAGAACCGCCATCCTTGTAATTGATTAAATCCTGCTCTAACATTTCTAAATCAGCCTTGCCTTCTGATTTAAGTGCGGTACCGTTTAGGCTAGTTCCACCCTGGGGACTGGCAATTTGAGCAAATTTTTCACGGGCTTCACCGATCATCATCTTACAAGTTGCTAGGGTATAATCTTTTAGCCACTGTCCTGCATATTGATCTTGCATTAGATTAAAATCTGGTCGATAATTGTATAACCATAACATAACTTCCTCCTCTGACCTAGGACGCTGCATTATGGTTAATTTTTTTGTGGTCTTATTGAATACAAAATTAATCTCGCCTCCGAACATTTTACCAACTAGCTTTTGATAGCTTGCAAAGGCATAATAAGTGGCCAAGCCGCCCATGTTTGTGGAGGTTAACAAGTAAGTATTAGAATACGCAAGATTAAATGGTTCAAACAGTGTGCCACCTTGACCCCCACCTGACCTACTACCAATACTACGTCTGAAAATTTGCCTCACTGCAGAAACTTCCTTGGGCAAAATATATTCATTTTGATCTAGCTCTAACATTAAAAAACCAAAACTTTCTTCCTCTGCATTACTACTACGTTGCCTGAACTTGGCCAGTGCGCGGTCAATTGCCACATTATAATCTTGAGGATTAAGCTCAACATCTATCATATTCCCACCTAACATAGTGTGAACATAATCAATAATTTTCTGCCGTTCGTTTTCGTTTTCAGTCATATTAATATTTATCTTTCAAAGTCGGTTAAAATTGCTATTATCGCAGAGGGCTAAATATAGTACCATGCCAAAGCTCAGCCTTTACCGTCCCGAAAAGGGCAATGATTTTAAGTTTTTAGACCGCACCATCAACGAACAATTCCAAGTAGGCGGGACAGACATTTATCTTCACAAATACCTCGGCCCGGTAAATCCAGAAGCGGGAGCTAGTACCCCAACTACTCCTAACAACAGTAACCCTATACCAGAATTAGGTATACAGGATGTGCTGTTTATGGAGAATAGAGATCGCCATTACGAACCCGATGTTTATATTGTTCGAGGGATCTATACGCTACAGGACATAGATTTTAATCTAAGCCAATTTGGTCTTTTTCTGCAGAATGATAACATCATGATCACGTTTCATCTAAGATCCACTGTTGATTCATTGGGCAGAAAATTGATGGCAGGTGATGTTATAGAACTGCCACACCAAAAAGATGAATACGCGCTAGACGAGTCATTGGTTGCTCTTAAAAGATTCTATGTGATATCTGAAGTAACTAGACCCGCGAGCGGATATAGTCAGACTTGGTATCCTCATCTACTCAGAGCCAAGTGTGCTCCGCTAGTGGATACACAAGAATTCAAGGAAATCCTTGATCAGGATTCGGGCGCAGAAGATGGTAGTACAATCAGAGATCTATTATCTACTCAACAAAAGAGTTTAGAAATCAATGAACAAATTATCGCGCAGGCACTGGAGGACACAGGAAAAAGCGGATACGACACACAACACCTATATGTTGTTCCTAGGAGATTAGACGGTCTAGTAGATGTTGCTGATTCTAGTACCACCGAGGAAGATGCCAGCATCGATAATGATTACTTCGATGCTAGTATTGTTCTGCATAGTCCTACTAAAAATTATTATGTTGGCTATTTGACTGGAGACGGAATCCCACCAAACGGAGCTCCATACGGGTTTGGCATTAATTTCCCGGTTAATCCTGTAAATGGTCAATTTTATCTTAGGACAGATTACCTGCCTAACAGATTATTTAGATTTGACGGTAGACACTGGATTAAATATGAAGATAATGTCAGAATGACTACCAGTACTAAAGGTGGTTCTCAGACACAAGATCCGACTTTGATTAGACAGACTCAAAAAACAAGATTTATTAACAATACAAATACCGCAACTATAGCCGGTGAAGTCGTGGTTGAAAAACAGGCCCTTAGTAAGGCACTGCGACCCAGGGCAGACAACTAAAATGTACATTTATAAATTTACGCATATAGAGTCTAATAGATGTTATATAGGTCAAACTATACAAAATCCTAATCAGCGACGACTAGAACATATTTGTGATAGTAGACATACTCCCAAAACATATCATTTTCACAATGCATTAAAAAAATATGGAATAGATGCATTTAGGTTTGAAGTTCTTACAGAAGCCAATTCTTTAGATGAGTTAAATACATTAGAAGAAAAATATATTGAAGAATTTAATAGCATTAAAAATGGATTTAATATCAGAAACGGAGGTGGAAATAAAATACATCATCCCGAAAGTATTAAAAGAATGAGTGACGCACAAAAGACTGCAAGAATTCAAAGAAAAATTAATGGCACTGACCGAGGATGGACTAGAAAAGACGGTGGGCCTATGAAGGGCAAATCTCATCCAAATAAGGGTGGAACAAGTTCATTAAAAGGAAAGACTTTAAAAATGATTGATGGTAAAAAACGATGGGTAGAACGGGAGGCTTCGGTTTAACACCGATGTATCAAAATAGACTGGTTTTACGACGGCCAAGTAAGAAGATATCTTACTCAATTTATTCAGTTAATGAGCAATTTTTCCTATAAGGATGCCAAGGGTCAATTGGTGCAGGTTCCTGTTAGGTATGGGGATATGACTAGACAGGTAGCTCAGATCCTTAAGAAAAATTCCGAAAACACTATACCCAGTGCGCCGTTTATTGCCTGCTATATAAGAGATCTTCAGTTTGATCGTCCAAGGATGCAGGACCCTACATTTGTCAGTAAGTTACAGATACGTGAGCGTGCGTTTGATGAAAATAATCAAGAATATTTGAACACTCAAGGAAGTAATTATACCGTTGAGAGAATTATGCCAACACCTTATCTGCTAACAGTAAATGCAGATATCTGGACTACCAATACAGAACAGAAATTACAAATATGGGAGCAGATTGTTGTACTGTTTAATCCTAGTTTTGAAATACAAACCACAGACAACTATATAGATTGGACCAGTCTTAGCCTAGTTGAATTAACAGGACAAGTATGGAGCTCTAGAGCCATACCTCAGGGACTGTCGGAGGATATAGATATACAGTCCTTGACATTTACCGCGCCAGTATGGATTACACCTCCTGCAAAAGTTAAGAAGTTAGGTGTAATCACTAAAATTATTTCAAATATTTTTGCGGTGCCCGAAGGGACTATTAACGCAAACTATCGAATTGAAGATGTAGCAGAAGCATTTTCCAATTCTTCTCCCGACGCATCAGTGGTAGTAACTCCGGGAAATTTTGATCTGTTAGTGTTAAACAATACAGCAAGAATAATTAAACCCAATAGTGCGGCCAGTTCAGTGGATCTAGAGGAAAATTCTTCTTCTTGGCTTCGTCTTTTAGACCTATACCCTGGAAAATTTAGAGCGGGACTCAGTCAACTAAGATTTACCAAGCCCGACGGTAACGAGATTGTGGCCTATGTAAGCCTAGACCCAGCTGACGAAATGTCTATGATTTTGAATATTGACACTGATACAGTTCCATCAAATACTATAATTTCCGGAAGAGGCACAGTCGATGCTATCATTAATCCAGAAACATTTAATCCCTCTGGAAAAACTGCGGGCATACGATATTTGATCTTAGAGGACATTAATATAAATGACCAATATAACGATCCGGGATATGACGGGCCGGATGCTTGGAAAAACTCAGACTTGACCGACTTTCAAGCATACGCCAATGATATAATTGAATGGTCGGGTACAGAATGGACAATCTTGTTCGATTCACAGAGCAGCAATAGCGTAGTTTACATAACAAATGCCTACACCGGAACACAATATAAATGGAGCGAAGGAATGTGGAGCAAAAGTTATGAAGGAATTTACGATAGGCAGGTATGGCGACTGATATTGTGAGCAAGATTGTATGTAGTGGTGGACTATTTTTAGCCAAAGACACAAAAAGATTTTTGTTTTTACTCAGAACTCAAGGAAAAACTGCAGGAACGTGGGGATTGGTCGGTGGAAAGAAAGAGCCGCAGGATAAAACTGCAGTCGATGCTCTTAATAGAGAAATAGAAGAAGAAATAGGAAGCTCGGTCGAGATTAAAAAAATTGTTCCTCTCGAACTGTTTGTTAGTAACGATCAACACTTTTATTATAATACCTATGTTCTGTTAGTAGACAGAGAATTTATTCCATCTCTTAATTCAGAACATTCAGGATATGCCTGGTGTACCTATGATTGTTGGCCGAAACCCTTACATCAAGGGGTAAAAAACAGCATTAATAATCGAATAATTCGAGCTAAATTAGAAATTCTTCTAGATTTAGTCTAGCAATTCTGCACTAAAAGCAAAAGTTCCGAGATGTTTAAGTTCTTGACTTAGTACAGTATCTACTTTGATGGAATATCCTTCGGCAGCAATCTTTTGACAGAGTAACATATCTTCGCCTAAGAAATCATTAGATTCAGGACTCCAACCGAATTCAAACCAAGGTTTTCTCATATCGGCAAAAATCTCAGTTTTCATTAGTATACAACCCATACCAATGCCTTCAACCTCTACCAGATCATCTTGAACATCAAAGGGCAAAGGATTTTCCCAATCACCGATCTCTTGATAAGCAACACCCTTTACCGGAAGCTGACGCCTAACGTAATTGGCAGCAACTACAGGCTCATTATGTGCCAGTAATCTAACTGCGGTAGTGGAGGGGAATACCATATCGCTGTCTAACCATAGCATATATTCTGCACCAAGATTAATTGCGGCAGTTGCCAGTTTTTCTCTTTGAGTTAGTAAAATTGTGCTAGCATCCATAAACACATGTGTGTCTATATCATTCATGGTATTGAATTTTACCATTTCCGCAAGACTCAATGCGTGAGCAGAATGTAGTGTATCCCTGCAAGGAATACAGACTGCTAGTTTACCTTTTTTGTTTGACCAACTTGTTGTTGAAAATACTGATTTCTTTTTCATGCTCCTGCCACGTCCTTGCTTAAAGTCTCTCCCTTGATAACCAGGCTATGTATAGCGTTGATTAAATCCTGGGTACGTTTAGCACATAGTATAAAGTCATTAGGACTGAGTTTACAAGCAGTAGTCATGGTATCGAAGCCCAATTTACCATTAGTTAAAATTTCAATTGCGCTAACTTTAGCAAGATTTTCAATAAAAACTTCTCGAGCTAAGTCATCAGATTGATCGGATAAATCTTCTATATCTTCTTCGTCCATTTCTTCTAGAAGTTCTAAAAGATAAGACAATTCTTTAGATTCACTTTTAGATAGAGAATCTTTAGCATCAGTTAACTGCTGTATTCTAGATAAGAATTTTGACAGAGTATCTGGATTTGTATATCTATCGTGATATACAACGGTATCTAGTTCCCATTTGCTTGAGCCAACAGGGAGGCTTTTTAAAATGTCATTAATTTTCTCTATTTTCATTTTTTAGTAATTATAAGGAGTCGATCTTCCGCCAAAGGTGCCAGATAAACTTATCTGTGTTCCTGTACTTTGTCCAACACCATAGGTAGGATCATAACCAAGCACCGAGCTTAAACTAATATTTTGTCCTCCAGCAGGTGCGTTACCTGCTGCGCCGGGAATATTGTTTGTAAAAGCCTGGTTAACTTGTCCAAATGATATCTGTGATCCTGATGCTGGTAATATTGCCATAAGTTTCTCTTGCGGCCTCCTTATTTATGGGCCAATGTTTTGCTTTTACTAAAATCTGATTATGATAATACAGTACTTATCATCTTGTATTTAACAGATTTTGACGCAAAATTCTTTTTAGGAATATTTATATAGCAAAATTACTCAATTTTAATCACGCCAGTGTCCCCAGTATATCCCTGTACACCAATAGGATTAAACACTGCTATTTTATCGTGATCGACCAATCGAAGCATAGATTTCTCTAGATTATTGTCCACAGAGATCATATGCCAAAACAGTCTAGGAATCAGTTGCTCAAACTCATCAAACAGTGAGTAGCAAAAGGACCATAATCTAGTTTCAAAATAAACTACCCGTTCCCTAGTAGCAAAATTATCAAAACTAACATCCCATTCGTTAATGCGACACACATACTTGCTGTACAAACTAGGATCGCTATATACACTAATGTCAAAGTCATCATTTAACCAATATCTGCCCGAGATCTTGAACACTCTACGACCCACTAAATTATGATTACGCAGCAGGCGAGCAATTTCATACCACTGATATAGTTCTGCAGCACCTTTAAAAGCCATATTGCTGTTGAAGAATTCTGTAATTAGATTGCGTTCTATAGGATAGAATATGTCAACACCCTGAGCAAGAGTGCTCGCCTGTTCTGCACTAAGAGGCTCAGTAGAGGAATCAGTCATTATGATTCGTGCTCCTGGAACTTTAATGCGTATAGACTCTATGGTTTTTAGTGTCTGCTCATATCGAGTAGCACAGTCAACCGCGGTCTGTGTAGTATTGATTGCAGAAGTTATAGCAAAGGTATAAAAATCATTTACCATCGATTTGCTCAACTAAACAGTCAGTTAGTTCTACCAAGGGCTTAGTCCAGTCCTTGGGCATAGTTTGCCTAAAGAAACGCAGATTATCCCCATACCATATACTGGTATTACTGGGACGGTCCTGTGTTGGAGGACTGAGCCAAGTGAAATATGCAGATATAGGTATTAGACCCAGAGTGCGTGTGCCCATAATGGCCGCAGCGTGTAGAACAGAGGTACAAGAACTGACCACAAAATCCAAGTTCTCCAACAATGCGAAGGTATCATCATAAGATTCAATACGATTTGTCACATCAATCAGTTCAGGATACTTGATCGTTTCTTCTGAACCGTCCCCGATCTGTAGTGAATAGTATTCAACATCTCGATCCTGAAGTGCCAATTTCAGTGCCGGCATAATTTTGTCCAAGGGCACTCTACGATGCAGGTCCCGCTCGTTTTTAGCATTGCCCTGCCAGCGTACACCAATGCGAATTTTTTTGCTATCTTTAACCCAGGCCCATTTATCTCTGGCTGCTTGAGAAGGATGTAGATAATTCTCTCTACGCACCTGCTCGGGTTTAACCTGTAACCATAGAGGAACCTGCATAGCATAGGTCCACATGGCATCTTTGGGCACGCCGTCCAAATTCATTACGCAGTCATAACCGCAGCGAGAGAAAATATCATAAATATCTTTTCTTGCGGTATAGTACACAGGATTAAATCCTAGATTTTTCAAGTCCTGCATCCAACGTACGGTTATAAATTCATCACCGATTCCGCCACCTTCCATAAACAGTATCAGGGTCTTACCTGGATACGCTCCACCATTCCAATAAGTGTAGGGCAGTTCCTTGGGACTGAACCACAGTTCTAATTTTTTAACATTGATTAAAAATCCACCCAGTCCTTTGAGAAAATGACCGGCCTGCATGTCATATGTGCCCAAGTTGAAGTTGACAATGTCCCTGTGTCGTTCTGATAATGTATGCTCTTTTGCTTTCATATCTCGCAGGATGGCTTCTGCTTCAGTATTACGGCCCAACAGATATAGGGAAAATACCATTTCTAACTTGGTGTCAGGATCATTAGGAGTTACGGCGGCATTGATCTTAGAGTAGAACAGAGACTTTTCTGGTTCATTGACATTGTTATACATCTTGCCTAGATTGGCTCGTGCGTTGTATTTGCTTTCAGGGTTCGGTGCTAGGTCTAGTACTTTTAATGCGTACTCTTCTGCTCGTTCTACATTTCTAACATCCAGATACAGTTTGGCAATTAGGTTAATCTGTTCTATATTAGTAGAATACTTGGCAAATACATCAATAACATCACTGGCCAACTGATCGTAATTGGCTTTTTCTAAAAATTCTACTACCTGTGCCAGTGGATCATCCTTGGCATACGCTTGATCTGGTCTCATATTATTCCCATACTGTCCCTGTAAAGTCTAACCAATAAGTTTCTAAACGCCCCTTGCGTTTGCTAAGATAGTAAAATGGCAGTGTGTGTAGTAGGCAATGAGAAGAATAAATGTAGACTAATTCTTCAGGGCCTGGCTCTAGTACAGAAGCAAAATGACTGACCCCTGTGTCACCGCCCGCAAACACTGAGGCAGTCATTATGTGCCGGATATTCGTATCAAAGTCTGTGCTTACTGTAAATCCATGCATGTCAAAATGGGGAGGAGGCTGCTCCCGCGCACAGACAATTTTTTCATAGTCCGGATATCGTTCATTACATTCTTTGAGTATGTTGTAGAATGCTATCATACTCCAGTTACGTTGAACATTGTATTCAGCGTCATAGACTGGAAACACCACAACCTTGCGTTCTTGTTTATAAGGATTAGCAATGATCACATGGTCGCCTGCAATATCTCTATAGTCCCATACTCCCACATTCTTCCAAGGTAGTGTGCCGGTACCTGGATACAGAGAAAAACAGTCTGTTAAAGTACATAGTGTTCGAAAAAATTTGTGTATA